GTGTGAACGTAGTTGCCAACTCGACCACGACTGCAAACACCATCACCTTCTTGACGGTGAACGGTGGTTTGACTGCAAACTCCACGTTTACTAGCTAAGGAGTAAACATGGCGAACGCAGATGCAGTTGGAGCAAACCTGCCAGACTCTTTTGGTAACTATGCAATAGCACGTGCCAGCGGAGTCTCTTTGGCAACGGCTGGAAATGCGGTAGTGGCTATCCCGTTCTTTGGAGGCGGCCTCACAAATAGTGGGTCGCTAACAGGATCTGGAGAGGTAATTATTCGTCGGGTTACGTTACAGAACGCAAATGCTAACGCATCTTTGGCTAACGTGAATATCACGACATCCAATGATGGCAACACTAGCAATGCGGTTGTAGCAACAGTCTCATTAGCAAATTTGACTGCTGTTAACAGGTTCCAAGACCTAACGATTGCCAGCCCTTACGCACTGACTACGGTAGTCAACGGAGCGAATACCTCGGCATTGTATTTGAACGTCACCAACGCGGCATCGGCCATTGTTGACATTCGTATCTACGGTGACTCGGTATCGTTCTAATGGAAGTCTATGTAACCAACTGTAGTGACACCGACTTGGCTGATCGTCATGCCGGTGTTGATTATAAGTTTAAAAAAGGTGTGCCTACGTCAGTTCCTATCGAGGCTGCTAGGCACATCTTTGGTTACCAAGATGATGACAAGCTCCCATACGCAGTCCGTCTGGGTTTTGCAACCCACTCGTCGGATGTTGAAATCGGACTTGAACGGTTGGCTATGTTTCGCATCGGCCAACATTCAGCGCAGGACCGCATTCCCTCGGCGGTAGGCGTAGTACCCCTACCCGTCAAAAAAGTAGGGGTAGGGGGAAAAGTCTCTTGAGGGTTATAATAGGCAACTATGGCAACCCTAAATTCGTACATCACAGACGTTCGCAGGCTTCTACACGATGCCAATGGGAACTTCTGGTCTAACGATGAGATTACGGATTACGTCAATGATGGGCGTGAAAGGGTAGTCCGAGACACTGGTTGTCTGCGTACCCTGCAAATTTCTGCTACACCACTCGCACCAGACGGCACAGCCGCAATTATCTGGTCTTCTGGGCTTGTTGTTACCGCAGGGCAGTACATATTTTCAAATATCTTTATTTACGAAGTCACAGTAGGTGGGACGCTGGGGACTACGCCTCCTCCGTACCCCGCTTCTGGATATAATTTTCCTCCGTCAACCGCTTTTACCAACGGCACAGCCACTCTGTTGTACGTTCAGAATGCAGAAGTCATCCCGTTTTCGTCGTTACCTAATGGTTCGCAGACTCTGGATGTACTCAACCTGACGATCTACTGGGGGAATTCTAGGATTCCTCTGCGTTACCTTCCCTGGACCAATTTCAACGCCCAGTTGCGTTACTGGCAAAACTATGTTGGACGGCCCGTGTGCTTCTCAACGTATGGTCAATCTCAAATTTACATCTCACCTATCCCTGACCAGTCCTATAGCATGGAAGTGGATACGGTTATCCTGCCTTCTCCGCTAGTGTTAACCAATCCTACGGTCAATGACGCCATCAACGACCCATACACGGTTCCTGTGGCGTTCTACGCGGCCTACAAGGCAAAGTACAAAGAACAAAGCTACGGAGAATCTGAGATTTTCCTTCAGCAGTACAACCGTCAAGTGCAGAGCGTGTTGAATTCAGTCTTCACGCGCAGGATTCCGGACCCATATAGCAGCCCTTACTAACATGGCATCCCAAGAACAGCAAAAAAGATACACTGTTCTGAAGACGTTCGGGGGGATCAACACCAAAGCCAACCGAACAGCCATCAAGGACAGTGAATTCTCGTGGTTGGAAAACGCCATGCCTATTGGCGACTCCAACATCAAGATTGTTCCCGCTCAAGAAGCAGTTAGAAACAGCACAGGCGATGTTGTTGTATTTGCCAACACAACTTCTTTTCTAACGTCTACAAATATCAATGTTTCTGACTACATAGTCAGTTTCCAAGCAAATGGTACGGCTCAAGCGTTCAATCTGACTAGCAATGTGACTAGCAACGTAGCAGTTGCAGGCACGTTCAGCAATGCAAACGTCAGTGCTGCCCAGTGGAAAAACGAAAGACTGATTATTGCCGATCCAAATAAGGGATTGTCGAGCTGGAACGGCGCTAACGTAGTCTCTATAGGGTCTGTTGGCCTGATAGCAGTGTCAAACCCAGGTTCTGGGTACACATCTTCACCTAACGTAGTGATCAGCGCACCAAATGATGCTAATGGGGTGCAGGCAGTAGCCACAGCAACAATTGTCACCGGATCTGGTGGCATTAGATCTGTTTTTGTGACTTCTGGTGGCTCTGGATACACGGCTGTACCAGATGTAACCATTGGCGCACCCAACATCACGGGTGGAACCCAAGCTACAGCGGTTGCCAGCATCAGTGCTGGAGCTGTTGTTGCTATTTCGGTCATTGAAGCAGGGTCTGGATACACTTCTGTTCCTGCTGTGACTTTTTCCAGCGGTGGTGCTACTGCCAACGCAGTTATTTCTACTGGTGGAGTCAGCAGCGTATCCCTGACAAATGCAGGTAGCGGATATACATCATCTCCTACCATCACTTTTTCTGGTGGTGGAGGTTCAGGCGCTAATGCTATAGCCCAGATCGTCACATTCAAAACTGGAACTGTCAGCATCCTGCTCAACAACGGTGGGTCTGGCTATACATCAGCCCCAACAGTGGCAATTAACGGAGCCAATACAACTCCTGCTACTGCTACAGCCATTGTTCTGGGAAACACTGTCTCACAGATTGTGATGACCAACCCTGGCGCCGGGTACACAACTGCGAATGTAACTCTTTCCGGTGGTGGATTCACAACTGCGGCCAATGTCACAGCGGTTGTAAACACAGAACAGTTGGTTTCTGTCGCCACGTTCTCTGGAAGAACTTGGGTGGCTGCTGGGCGCACTGTTTACTATTCAGCAGCAGACTCCTACAGCGATTTCACCAGCATCTCCGCTGGGTCTCTGACAATTTCAGACTCGACTTTGCACGGCAACATCCGTGCTCTGCTTTCGGCCAACAATTTCTTGTACATTTTTGGCGAGACAAGCATCAACGTTTTCTCCGACGTTCGCGTTGACACCAACGGTCAGACTTTATTCACCAACACCAACGTATCTGCGAGCGTAGGAACCAAGCGTATCTACGCCATCTACCCGTTCTTCCGGTCTGTGCTTTTCATGAACGACTACGGGATCTATTCTCTGGTCGGATCTACTACCAGCAAGTTGTCAGATCCTCTTGACGGGATATTCCAACTCATAGACTTTGACAAGCCCATCAGCGGGGGTCAGGTCTTACTGAACAACATACTATGCGCGGCATTCTCCTTCACTTACAACGACCAGGTAGTTGGAGCGAGAAAGGTCCAAGTCGTGTTTTTCGAGAAGAGGTGGTTTTTAACCTCCCAAGGAGCGTTGGACTACATCACTTCCGTCCCTACAGCGGGGGTCATTCGCCTCTATGGGACCGCAGGCTCAAACCTCTTCCGTCTCTATGCTAATTCTACGGCCAATGTAGCCACTATGATCCAGACTGCTTTGCTTCCTATGGGTGATCCCATACGGACCAAGCAGGCACTCAAGTTTGGTATCGAAGCTCAGTTGCAAGCAGCGTCTACGCTTTTCATCAGCGTGGACAACGAACAAGGCATCGGTGCAACTGGTGCGTATACAATTGACAACTCAGTTGTTTGGCTTAATAACTACCTTCAACCCGTCACTTGGCAAAACAATAGTTTGCAAACGGTTGGATGGGAAACGTCTTACGGGTATTCTCTGTACAAGTCAGATGCCCAGCAGTACGGCAAGTACTTGGGGCTGACTATCAACAGTAACAGTGCCGGTTATACAGTGAATACTTTCGAATTTGAACACGAATTGAGAGCGAGGTTCTAATGACCGTCCCTTTTGCTTTTGCCAATCTAAGCGGTAACATTGCTCTCTCCAAGTTAGACAGCAATTTCAACACGCCTATCACTATCGGCAATTCGTCTGTGTTGCTAGGCAACACAATCACTACGCTCAACAATATGACGTTGGCTAACGTCACTATTAGTAGCGGAAATATTGCGTTCCCTGTACCTGCTGCCAGTGGAGGAACTGGCCTTGTTTCTCCTGGCACAACCGGCAACGTACTCACCAGCAACGGAACTTCGTGGGTGTCTACTGGCGCAGCGCCCGGTTCTGGCGTTACTGCCATATCTTTTGGGTCAACTGGACTAACACCAAACACATCCTCTAGCGGAAACGTAACGGTTTCAGGAACTTTAGTAGCAGCGAATGGTGGAACAGGTCATTCGTCATTGACAGCTAATAGTGTGTTGTTAGGTAACGGAGCATCGGCAATACAATTTGTTTCACCCGGAAATAACGGCAACGTACTTACGTCTACCGGCACTACTTGGTCATCTGCTGCTCCCAGTGGTGGAAGTGCAATGACACTAATTAGCACCCAATCTTTAGGCGGAACATATTTTGTTCAATGGACTGGGTTGAGCGGGTATAACAATTATATGTTGATCATCAACAATTTCCAAAACAATTCCGTTCAAACTTATTTTCAAGTTGGAACCGGATCGACAACTTGGATTACAAGCAACTACGCACGAGTTTATGCTAATTTGTCAGGAGGGATCACTCCCTCTTGGGGCTTGGGATACTCTACATTTGATTCCAGCGATTTTTGGGCTCCAATTTTTTCAGGCTCCCCAAGAAGCGGGTCCGTTTTGATAGCAAATATGACAAACGGCTATTATACGACAGCTCAATCAGAGTTAATTCAGAACGATCCAAGCACCCCAAATCCTCAATTAAATTTTATTTACGGACAAAATTCAAGTACGACTACAAAAACTGCTATTCGTTTGATTGCCTCAGACGGCTCAACAAATTTTTTAAGTGGAACCGCATCTCTTTACGGCATTTCTTCATAAGGACAAATGATGGCACTCAACAACCAAATTCAAGCCTATTTGTCCCAGAACAATATTGTCTGTTCTTCAGGTGACTACCAAACAGGACAGCCAGAAGGTGAGACAGACCAAGTGTTGGTGTGGAACACAGACAAATTAGGCGTACAGCCTACTCAAGATCAACTGGATGCTGCGTGGAACACCAAAGTAGCTGCGGACAATGCAATAGCCTACCAATCCAAGAGAGCTGCTGAGTATCCTAATTTCAATGATTACCTAGACGGGATTGTCAAAGGTGATCAAGTTCAAGTGCAGGCATACATAGATGCTTGTCTTGCCGTAAAAGCAAAGTACCCTAAAGGTTAAGTAGAAAATGGGAATTCAAGCCTTTACCCCTATGGGGAACACGATAACCTTTACGGCTACCGCTAGTTCTCCCACAACTTCCGTGCAAGCTGCGTCTACCACCCTTGGGGGAAACCAGTACCGCATCATCAACAGCGGTAACGTGACGGTGTTTATGGGGTACGGGCAGTCCAACGCAAGTGCGGTAGCCAACGCAGTAATCGTCACCAGCACTCAGTCATCTATCCCGCTACTGTCAGGTACAGACGAGATCTTGACGTTCACGCCTAACGCTTACTTTGCTGGTATAACTAGCACTGGTAATGCTGTGATATACATCACACCAGGAGATGGGGTCTAACATGGTTCTGAAGACTGTTTCTACTCTTGGTGGCGGCGGTGGCGGCGGTGGAGGTGGCACGCCTGGGGGCGCTAACAGCACAATCCAGTTTAACAATGCTGGAGCTTTTGGCGGCTCTGCCAACCTCACTTGGGATGGTGGCAACGTACAGATAGGATCTAGCGGAAGAATCAAGCTATCTAACGGCACTACCAACTACGTTGCGTTCAATGCTCCAGCAGTAATCCCGGCTAACGTTACTTGGACATTGCCAAGTACGGACGGAGCTACGGGTAATTTTTTAATTACCAACGGCTCTGGAACTCTTTCTTGGGCTGCTGCAAATTTAACTCCAATTGCTCCGACAAACTATTCGTTGCCTGAAGTGTCTGGCAACACTACGGTAGGTCAAACGCTGTCATCTACGACTGGTGGTTGGAACGGGTATCCAGCGCCAACGTATGCCTATCAATGGGTGCGTGGAGTTAGTAATATTGGTGGCGCTACATCAGCGACCTATCCACTTGTAGACGCTGACTATAACAACACTATCAAAGTTATCGTCACTGCAACTAACTCAGCAGGCAGTGCAAATGCCACGTCTAATGCAACCGCAACTATTGCAGGTACGGTTCCCGGTGCTCCTACGATTGGCACTGCGACGGCAGGCAATGCTCAGGCGTCTGTCGCGTTTACCGCGCCTGCTGTCACTGGCGGTCCTGCTATTACGAGCTACACGGCGACATCAAGCCCCGGTGGTATTACAGGGTCTGCTGCGTCCTCGCCCATTACTGTGTCTGGTCTGACCAACGGCACGGCGTATACGTTTACAGTTACCGCTACCAACAGTATCGGCACGGGTCCGGCTAGTGCGGCTAGTAACAGCGTTACTCCACAAGCAATTGTGCAAGATGCGTCATTTGCCTACGTCCCACTGTTGCTAGAAACAACCAGCACTAACGGGCAGCAGAACAACACGTTCTTAGATTCTGGCACTGCTAACGGAGGAGTTGGATTCCCTATTACCCGCAACGGAACACCAACGCAGGGATCGGTGACTCCGTATTGGCCGAATGGGCAGTGGAGTAATTATTTTTCTAGCAGTTATCTAACGGCAACGTCAAGTTCTGATTATGAATTTGGCACAGGCAATTTTACGGTTGAATGTTTTGTTTATGTAATCTCTAACCCCGCGGGAACAAATGTAATTGTTTCAACGTACCAAAATTCAACTACTGGCTGGACTATAGGAATTTCCCCCAGTACAGGAAAATTTTATGTCGCGGTTGCTGGCGATACCGGTCAATTAGACGATCCAAACGCCCTGAAACTTAATCAGTGGGTGCATTTGGCGTTGGTGCGGTCGTCAACAACACTAAGTTTTTTTGTAAACGGGTCAAGAGTCGCCACCGCATCAAATAACACAAATATTACAACAACATCTATTTGCACAATAGGGACAAGTGTAGGTGGTGGGTCGCTTTATTTTAACGGTTACATTTCAAATTTACGGGTTGCAAAAGGAGCAGCAGTTTACGATCCAACATTAACCACTCTCACCGTCCCAACCGCGCCTTTGACTTCAACCACTGGCGGAACAACCCCGCCAACAGGCATCCAGACAAAACTTTTAACCTGCCAATCTAACCGGTTTCTTGATGCCAACACAGTTATAACGCCAAAGACAATCACAGTCAACGGCACCCCCCGCGTCCAAGCATTCCAGCCGTTCTCCCCAACGGCATCGTACACCACTGCGCTGTACGGTGGGAGCGGGTACTTTAACGGTAGTACGGATTATTTGAGTGTTTCCAGTAATGCAGCTTTTGCTTTTGGGGGTGATTTTACGATTGAAGCGTGGGTACACCCAACAAATACAAGTGTTTACAAACACATATTTTACTCTGCTGGTATTAGCGCTCTATCAAATGGCGTTCAATTTAGCATAAACACTTCAAATCAGCTTACGTTTATAATTAGTTTTGTTGCGGTTGTTGCAACATCAACTGGAACTATAAGCGCGAACACTTGGACTCATGTCGCTGTAGTACGCAGCGGATCAGCCGTAACATTATTTATTAACGGAAAAGTAGACGGTACTGGTGTAAACGCAACTAGCATAGCAAGCGTTACTACAAATTATATAGCTTCAAATAATGGCGGTGACAGTTTTGCCGGTTATATTGGCAACTTGCGCATCGTCAAAGGCACGGCAGTCTACACCGGAGCATTCACGCCACCCACGCTCGCCCCGTTAACGACCGCAGGCTCAACTAGCGCGGCAAGCTACTCAAGCACTACAAATGTCAATACAAGTTTTGCCGCCGCTAACACTAGCCTCCTGCTCAACATGACCAACGCAGGAATCTACGACGCCGCCGCGCAGAACAACGTGATTACGGTTGCAGATGCTCAGGTTAGTACAACGCAATCAAAGTGGCTCCCGACGAGCGTGAGGTTTGACGGTACTGGGGATTGGTTGACGGCTATTGACAATCCTCAACTTCAGCTTGGCACGGGCGACTTTACGATTGATGGTTGGGTTTACTTGTCAGCGAACGGCATTGTCTACGGGCTTGTGAGCAAAGGCACTGCAACGACTGGGTGGTCAGTAAACGTAACTGTATTGAACAAACTTCAGTTTAGCTATACAACGTCCAACTTGACCGGAACAACATCGTTGGCAACAGGAACTTGGTATTACTTTGCTGTTGTTAGATCAGGTAGCGCGACAGGAAATCTAAATTTATATCTAAATGCTTCTCTTGAAGCCACAAGCGGCGGCGCTGTGACGGACAACTTCAATCAGACAAGCATTTTGTATGTTGGCGCAGATCGAATCGGGACCAGTGCTTTGAATGGTTATTTGCAGGATGTCCGTATAACCAAAGCCGCTCGCGCTATTACTTTGCCAACCGCATCATTCCCTGTTCAGTAAGGATTAAAAATGTTACTTGCAAACATCAATCTTGTTGTCAAAGACAGTTCGGAATGGTTTCCGTTCCAGAACTTTGGTTCTACTGGACCAACGCTTGATTACGTCCGTGAATGTGGCTTCTACCCTATCTGCGTGTGGAAACCATACGACCATGCAACGGAAAAGCTAGTCCCTGCGAAGCCTCATTTGATTGACGGTCAGGTCTTCACCGTTGATGTGGTTCCAATGACGGAAGAAGATCTGGCGCAGCGCACCGCAACTCAGTGGCAGGTTATCCGCACCCAGCGCAACCAGATGCTCAAAGACACTGACTGGACGCAGGTGGCAGATGCTCCGGGTGACAAGGCTGCATGGGCAACGTATCGACAGGCTCTGCGTGACATCACAAAACAAACAGATCCGTTCAATATCACTTGGCCCAAGAACCCAGGTCAAGTGGACGTACTACCGATTTAATGATGGTGATTGAATGTCAGACAATACTGAGACCAAACTAGCCGTGCACGAAGCAATTTGTGCGGAGAGATACAAGCAAATCTCTGATACGTTGGCTTCTGGCGACAAGAGGATGACCAAGATTGAGTATCTTCTCTACGCAGTGATTGCAGCGGTGTTGTTTGGTCCAGGTGTTGCCGCAGAGTTTGTCAAGAAGTTGTTTGGCATATGAATATGGATGATTTGTCATACGTTGAATTTGGAGACGTAGACGGTCTAGGAGTGATGCTGTTTGAGAATGGTGTGCAGCACAAGTTGTTTTACGAACAGTTGGCTGACAAGGGCATCCTGATACCTCAGTATCCAATCATAGATGCAGACCCAGAAAACCTTGATGACTGGTTGTTTGTGCACAACCAAGAGCATGAAAGACTGGCTAGTCAACTGAACCTAGACAATCCTTTTCAGTTGATCAACGCAGATTGGCAAGTAGAAAACGATTTCTATGATTGGATAGGGGTACATTTGAGCATCCACCAACAGATTGTCAAAGTGTTAGGACTGTAATGGACCCTCAACTGGAACAAGCACAGGCCGCAACCCAGCAGTTCATGCAACAGTATGGGTTGGATGCTAGGACGATGGAGTCTATAGGGCAGGTTGCACAGGAGGCTATACAAGATCAGAGCCTGTATGCAATCTTGCGTGAACAGTTGTTGAGCGCACAGATCCTTACAGAAAAAGAATTGCCAGAACAAGTCAACTACATGACCTTGGCCGCGCTTGCGACTATGGGCGCTCTGGCAGGAGGTCAGTAATGGATTATGATTTTAGTGATCCAAGTTTTGATTTTGACAAGTGGGCGCAAAAACAATTTGGACCTCAATCTGATTTTGCATCTAATCTTGCAACAACAGCGTTTACAAACATACCTCTTCCAAGTCTTGAGACTCCTGAATACCAAAAACAAATTGAAGAGCAAGTTGCAAAAGATTTTGAAACAAATTCAAAATTTGGTTACACCGCTCCTGGAGCACCTAGCGGCATTGGAAAAATCTTTGGTGCTGTACTGGCAATTGCTTCACTTGCTATCCCCGGTATTGGGCAAACGATCGGATCTTCAATTCTTTCTTCCGCTGGTATCACAGGTGCGTCTGCCGCAGTCACGTCTGGAGTTGGTGCTGCTGCATTGTCTGCTGCGTCCACTGCTGCGGCAGGTGGTAGCGTAGAAGACGTACTCAAAAACGCTGCTAGTGCTGGATTTGCATCTGGAATAAATATTAGCCTTGGCGGTGGAGTGACTGGGGCTTCCGCAGGTTCTGTCGTGGGTACTGCTATCAAAGGTGGAGACGCAGACCAAGTTTTAACAAATGCTCTTGCGGCAGGCGTTGGAGCCGGTGTTCAGGGTGTTATTGGCCCAGCAGCAGGGACTATTGCTCGTGATCTTGTTATTACTGGTGGTGTATCAGACCAAACACTGTTAAATGCCGCCGCTGCTGAAATCAGTGGGTTTAACAAACCTAAGAATGCGTCTGCACAGATTGTTGAAGCAACCGGAACTCCCACTTTAAGTTCAGATATTAACACTCAGATGCAAAGGCTGAATTTACAGCAAGATTTGCGTGATCAGTTAATGAAAGATGGAGCATTCCAACAAGTTTCTGTGCTTCCCGTTGTTGCTGCCGGGGCGCAAATTGCCGCTGAAGTAGGTATACCCGCTATTATTAGAGCCGCACCTATCATTGCTGAGTATATGGGTGCAAACATGGCAAGAGAACAAATAGCAGCAGCCATTGCTGACGTTGCTGGACACGCTGCTGCACTTTGGTATCTCAACAATCTGAACAATGATTCTTATTTTGGGAAAAGATTTATTCCGGAAACAGGACAGACTGTTACTGTAAATTTGCCTCCAATCTCAGAGGCAGAACAAAGCAGACTTGATAAATTATATGATCAATATCAAACAACTTATGCATATATTCCAACAAATGACCCAAACAAACTCGATTCTGTTGTTATTATTGCAACAAAAATAACTCCTGAACAACAACTAGCACTTTCCAATCCAGCAACTGCTGAAGCAGCCGCCGCTAATGTTTCATCTACCGTAACAACTGTCAAACCTAACGGGCAAACCACAACACAACCTGCTGACACTACAAGTGGCGTCATCAGTGTCAACAACACTGTTCCTGTCAGATCAGAGGCATCTGGAGGTGCTGGAGGAGGCGGTGGATCAGCAGGTGGTGGCGGAGGCGGCGGAGGCGGCGGAGGCGGAGGTGGCGGCACTCCCGGAGCTGGCACTCCCGGTGAAGGAGTCTCTGGTGGCGAGACAGCCGGTGCTGCTGGTGGTGGAACAGCAGGCGGTGGAGCAGGTGGAGTTGGCGGTGGAGCAGCAGGCGGTGGAGAAGGAGCATCTCTTATTCTTACCAACGTAGGACGGCGTTCTGGACCAGGTGAGGGACCGGGTGCAGGTGGTGGTCCGGGCGGAGGTCCGGGTGCAGGAACTTTAGTAGGCGCCGGAGGTGGAGAGGCAGGTGGTAGTGCAGGAACATCTCTTGTTTTAAGCAACGCAGGTCTAAGTGCCGGTGGCGGTGCTGGAGGTGGGACTGGTAATGTTGTAGTGTCGGGAGGAGGAAGCAACGTTGTTGGAAATGCAGTTGTAAGTGGAGGCGGCGGTAATACTGTTGGCAATGTCATAGTTTCTGGGGGTGGTGGAAACAATGTTGGCAACGTTTTAATCTCTGGAGGAGATGGAAACGTCGTAGGGAATGTTTCTGGAAATGTTATTGTTACCGGAGGTGGTGGCAACAACGTAAGTAACGTAATTGTCACTGACGGTGGGGCAAATATTGTTTCCAATGTTGTCTATCCAACCATTACCAAAGTCCCCCCTCCTCCTCCTCCAAAGAGAGCGCCTATAATCACGGGTGCAAGTCCCGCTAGATTGCTGGCAGACGCTCTGGCTGCTTACCGGCCAGCGGGTGAGATAGAAGGTGAAGAGTCTGGGAAAGAAAGGCAAAATGTCTGGAATGAGAAATCACTGCGTCTCAAAGACGCTCTGGGGTTGTAAATGAGTGAACTACGCAAGATGACCCGTATGGGTGGAGATCTCCGCAAGATTGCCCGTCTATTGCAAGACAAGGGCAGGAAAGGAGATACGATCCTGGCGCACATCAACCCCCGTGAGGCTGCACTACTGCGTGAGCAAGGCGGAGCAGGAACTATCAATCCAGAAACAGGATTGCCAGAGTTCTACGATGGCCTCCCAGATCTTGGCGGATATGAGCAAGTTCCAGAGGGATTGTTCGAAGGGGCTTACATTCCTGAAACCACGGGGTATGAATCTGTTCCTGCGGGTCTGTTTGAAGGGGCCGTTAGGGAAGACTTCATGCCTGAGTTTACTATTGGTCAATCTGCCGGTGGTGGTATTGATTTGACTGCTGGACAGATTTCTCCACAAGAAACGTTTGCCCGTCGTGGTGCAACAGAGGGGTTCACTCCAACTGATTTTTCTCTCGCCGGTATGCGTACTCCTACCGCTTTGGGAGAACCCATGGCTGGACCCCAGGCAGGTCCATCACGCGGACCAGCAGAAAAAGGATTTTTGGAATCCTTGCAAGGTGGCGACAAAACTCGATTAGCACTGGGTGCACTTGGTGGTTTACAGACTGCATTGACGGCTCGCAAGGCTCGTCAGGGTGCACAGCAAGCAGCACAGCAAATCCGTAATATCGGTGCGCCTTACCAACAGCGTGGTCTGGCAGAACAGGCCGCTGCTGCAAGAGGTGAGTTGACCCCGGTTAACCAGCAAGCTCTAGAAGCACAACGCGCTCGTGCCGCCCAGGCTGGTGTTGCCCGTGGTGGCGTAGGTATCGCCCAGCAGCAAAGAGCAGAGGAAGATCTGCGTAACCGTCTGTTGGCAGCACAGCAGGACTTTGGTTTAAAGTTGTCTGGTATTGGCGATCAGTACACTGCCAGAGCCATCCAAGAAGGCATCCGTGCTGATGCAGAGATCAGTAATCTGTTCAGCAACTATTACGGGAATCTCACTCGTTTGGCTACGCCGACACTGATTCAGGCAACCCAACCTGCTAGGGGCTAATTATGGCAACTACGCTTGATTCGATGGTAAACCTTCGGAATCCGTTGGGTCTTACTTCTTTAATGGGAACTCCTGTTAAAGAGAAACCCCCTGTTGCTCCGTCAAGTCAAGCGGCGTTTCCTAGCATCGAAAAGCCAATAGATCCTCGGCCAGAAATAGAGAGACGGCGTGGAGAAATTGAGACTACGTCTTCTAATATAGATGTTCAGATTATTAACAATCTCGCTCAACAGGGCGAATTTCAGGGGAAGCAGGCAAAGCAAAAGGCAGAATCAGAAGCGCAAAGCCTGCGTGAACTTGATACGTCCAGAAAGGCATTAGAGAAAAGTCTTTACGAATCACCAGCTTACAAGACCATTCAAGAGAAAAGTCGAGAACTCGCTGAGAAGTCTACGTTCAATCCTGACCAGCAGAATGCTCAGACACTCGCCGCTGTATTCAGCATTATTGGAGCGGCTGGGTTCCTGCTAGGCGGGAACAACAAGAACACGGCAAAGGCTGCTCTTTCTGCTATGAATGGCATGGCAGAGGGGTACTCGAAAGGTAGAGATCAGTACGCTAAAGATCAGCGTCTGGCATTTGAGACCAACCAGAAGGCTCTCAGAGGGACGCTTGACTCGCTAGAAAAGGCTTTTGCTTTTGAACTTGAGCAGAACAAGAACGATCTTGAGTCTGCAACAAGGAATGCCAAGATTGCTGCTCTTGAGCGTGATGCCTCTTTCATCAACGACAACATTGACAAGTACGGTCTTGTTTCTACGCTAGAACAACTACGTTCTAACAAGAAACGATTGGAAACTGTTCTTGGTGCACTGCAAAAGAAGGAAGACGCTTACGCTGCTGAAACGCAAAAAGAGTGGTTTGCAAACGAATCTAGAAAGGCAACCGCCGCTGCTGCGCAAGAACGAGTCCGATATCAGGAACAAGAAAGAACGACAAGAGAGCAAGAGCGTAGGCAAGATCAAGAGAGAAGAGATATAGAACGCCGGGAAGATACCCAGAGTTTTCAACGTGAAATGGCGCGGTTTAGAATTGAGAACCGACCTGAGAGACTTGCTCCTGGAGAAAAACTTAGCGCCACAAAAGAAAAGAAAATTGATGGTTTGAATTCCATCACAAGTGGTTTGGACAAGTTGAAAAAAGACTTCAAGCCAGAATACGCAGGGTTAGGTGTATTTGGATTTGGTGCAGATCTTGAGTTGGAAGCAGCAAGAAGGGGCCTTGGCAAGAAAGAAGCCAATGATGCTGCACGTTGGTGGGGTAGGTACAACCAGTACCAAGCACCTAACAGACACGCATTGTTTGGTGCAACCTTGACTGGTAACGAGTTGAAAAATTACCAGTCATTCACTGCCAAACCATCTGATTCAGCACAGACAGTCCGTGGGTTTATTGACGATCAGTTGAATTACTCCAAAGATATTTTGGATATGACTGCTCCTGCTGGATACAAACCAAAGGCCAAACCGGAAGATTATGAATCTACGTTTGGTGCTCCAAGTCCTGCACCACAACCTAGTCCTGCACAGCCAAGTACCGGACCCTATACTGACCCTGATAAAGAGCGCCGGTATCAAGACTGGAAAGCGAGGCAACCCAAATGACCGAGCAAGAAGAATTTGAGTTTCGTAGTCGATACGAAAAAGAAAAAGCAACACCAGAAGTTTCTCCAATGAAAGCCGGTGGGAAAGCTGCTTTTGAAAGTTTAGGAGGGGCTGGTGGTGCGCTTGCTGGTGGTGAGGCTGGAGCAGCATTAGGAACAATGGTGGCTCCCGGATTGGGAACTATTGTTGGTGGTCTTGGCGGCGCTCTTGCCGGTGGATACTTGGGTAGCAAAGCCCAAGAGAAAGCCGGACAATACGTTCCGCAAAAAGTTAAAGAGGCCACTGGATTTACTCCAGAGCAACGTGCAGAAGAACGAAAAGCAGCCCCAACCGCTACAACTGTTGGTGAAATCGCTCCAGATGTTGCTGCCGCTGCACCGACTTTGGCTAGACTTGGGAAGTATGGTGTTACCAAAGCAAGTGATTTGGTTTCAAGCCTTAGACAACCAAAACCATTTGCAGCTCAAGAAGGTCTTGATGTTGTTGGAGAAAAAGGATTCAAACTTTTAACAGACAAGTTTGAAAAACTTTTTAAAGCAAGAAAGGCTGAAGCAGATAAATTATACGATGATGCTTTTGTAGCTGCTCGACAAGCTCAATCTCAAGGAAGCCCGTTTGCGACATCTCCCCAAGGTCAGGCATTGCTTCAGGCACTTGAGGCTGAAAAACGAGTGGTTTCTGGAGAAAAAACTTTACTTAAAGGTCAAGAGAAAATATCTGGCATTGATAGGTTAATTGATGCAATCAAAGGTGTTACCAAGGGCGGAGAAAGAACGGCAAAAGAAATTGAAAGAACCGCTCGTCCTACTGCAAAAATTTATACTCAGACACCAAAGAAAACAACCGAAAAAGACATTGAAGCTGTTGTGGAAGAATTGCGTTTTTTGCGTGACGTTGACGCCAAAGGAAAACCTTATGAGGCATACGCCGCTCTAAGTGCAGACTACAAAAGAGATTTAATTAAAAAACTTGAGAGCGCACTGTATCAATGGAATGATCAATACAGAGTCGCTGACGAAGCATATAGGACCGCATCACAAAAGTTAGAGCCATTCAAAACCCGTTTGATGGAAGGTGCGCTCAAGGGTGAAAAGTTTGATCCCAAGTCTCTTGTCAAATCACCAGAAGATTTTGGTCCAACATTTTTTTCAGACGTAAACGGCGTCAGGCAACTCAAAGAAGTTACTCAAGATCCATCATCCGTCGCCCAACTTGGGAAAGAATATGTTGCTTCAATTCTTTCCAACAAGACTCCGCAGCAAGTCAAAGCATTTGCAACTGACGCAAAAAACTCTGGATGGATGAGGGAGGCCGGTATTTACGATGACGTCGTAAACTACGCCAACAAAGCCGCAACGGCGGAAAGCAGATCTGAAATACTTAAAAAGATTGGATACGGTGCGGCAGGTGCTGGTATCGTTTCTGCTGTTGGGTCTCCTCTTTATTACGGTGTCAGAAGAGCATTAGGGTTATGAGCAAGAAACGTGGCATCAGCACAGAGTTGGAGAAGGCTATCGCAGATATGCTGCGCGTGACCATCTCTGACCCTGAAGCCAGTCTTGATGCTAAGATGAAGGTTATCGACCGTGCGTTGAAGTTGGAAGCTCTGCGTCTGAAAGACGAGGGTTCTGACTGGGGTACGGGTTTTATGAACGATGACGATGAGTAATCTATATGGAAGCCATTCAATTGATCAAACTAGCCTTGACCGTGGTGACGGACAGGATTATCACCGTCCTAGCCCTGCTGACTTCGTGTGGTCTAGGATGTTGGACAATGTGGGAGCCAACGTGGGAGCGAGTGGCAACACTGGGCATCTATGTGGTTTTCTGTTACCTAACGATTGTTGCCAAGGAGCATCGAAATGAAGAACCGACCCCAGCAACGGGACCATGATCTAAACCAGAAGGTTGCCAGTCCCTTCCGCCCCCAATTGCCACAGGACGGCAGTCCTCACATGGTGAAGTGGGAGCCAGGGCAGATGCCTAAAGGTGGTTTCCGTTCCGTCATTCCTTTCTGTGGTGACGGGTACTACGACACCAAGCAAAGCCCCACTAGCGGCGGCGGAAAGAAGATCTACTGATGGCCTACAACCAAGCCTTCTACCCTATGGGGAAGACGTTTGCCCTAGCTGGGAACGTCAACATCCAGACTGCAAACATCTCTTCTGACAGTCCTTGCAGTCAGTATTTGTTTGTCAGTCATGAGCCATCCTCTACACCTCCGGTGTATGTCAGGATCTCGGCTACATCTGGCGCCAATGCTGCTGTGCCAACGTCTGGCACTCCGGGGTATGGAGTTCCTATCAGGCCACAAGAATCAATTGTGTTGAGTGGACCTCAGTGTTCTGCCAGCGCGAATGTGTTCATATCTTTCATTACTTCTACTGGATCTCACACGATCTACGTCACTCCCGGAGAAGGCATCTAATGCTTGAACTCTTGTCTGGTGGCATCTTTGGCTCTTTGCTGGGCGGCATCTTCCGTTTAGCACCGGAGGTTCTGAAATTCCTAGACAAGAAGAACGAGCGCGGTCATGAGTTGGAGATGTTCAACCGCCAGTGTGAACTGGAGGCGCAGAGAGGCCAGCAGAAGATGGCAGAGATTGGCGCACAGCACGAGGCTACTGTTGACGCAGGAGTAATGAATGCTTTCAATGCGGCGATTGAATCTCAGACTGAGATGGTTAAAACTGCGGGTGGTTTCGCAGCGTCTCTATCTGCCTCTGTACGTCCTGTTGTTACTTACTGGATCTTATTCATTTGGTCTGGCGTGCATCTATGGATGGCATATTCTGCGTGGCACACTGGAGCGGAACCTACAGAAGTATTCAAGCTAATGATGAGTGCAGACTTTTCTGCTCTAGTGTCTGGCACGTTGAACTACTGGTTCCTCGACAGGACTCTGGCAAAGCGTGGACTTTGATCTTTCTATAGCGGTATCGTTATGCCAGCGTTTCGAAGGTTTCCGAGAGTCGCCGTACCTTTGTCCTGCCTCGATCCCCACAATTGGTTTCGGATCGACCCAGTACAGCAACGGCAAACGAGTGACTTTGCAAGACCCGCCAATGACGCGAGAGCAAGCACAGGCGCTATTGGAATACGAACTAAGGCACACGTATTTACCGGGAGCCTTGCGCCACTGTCCTGGTCTAATAACGGACATAAAAAGGCTTAACGCTATCGTAGACTTCTGCTACAACCTGGGTGTTGGCAAGCTACAGATTTCCACGCTCAAGAAGAAAATTAACGAGCAGAACTGGGAAGCAGCCAAGGTTGAACTAATGAAATGGTGTAAGGGTGGCGGCAAGGTCTTACCCGGATTATTAAAGCGCAGACAAGCAGAAGCCGATCTTCTGTAACAATTGTGTGCTATTTGACGGGTTCCGTACTACGGGGCTGAATCATGCCAGTCAAGCCAATCATCTCTGACCAAGAATTTCTTGAGTTATGGGAGCAGCACAACAGTGCCATCAAGGTGGCAAAAATAGTAGGCATCTCTGAGCGACACGCTCACACCAAAAGGCGACAAATAGAATCAAGGCTGAAGGTAGAACTCAGCAGCCAAGGTCTAAAGCCCCATGTACAAAAGGCCAGACACCAGGCTGGTCTTACAGACGGGATAGCCCTAGTCTTCTCAGACGCACACTTCTGGCCTGGCATTCGCACAACTGCTTTCAAGGGCTTGCTATGGGCAATAAGCACCCTTAAACCGCACGTTGTGGTTGCCAACGGAGACATCTTCGATGGTGCGGCTATATCTAGATTCCCACGCATAGGATGGACGCATAGGCCAAACGTGAAGCAGGAGTTAGATGCCTGTCAAGAAGCCATGAGGGAGATCGAAGAGGCTTGTGAAAAGGCAAGACATCATACTCAACTGGTGTGGCCGCTAGGGAACCACGATAGCCGGTTTGAGACCCGTTTAGCCCAATATGCACCAGAGTTTGAGAACGTGCAGGGTACAGCTCTCAAGGACCATTTTCCGAAATGGCATCCATGCTGGACTTGTTGGCTGTCTGAAAATGTAGTGATCAAGCATAGGTACAAAAATGGTGTTCACGCAACTCACAACAACACTGTGAACTCTGGCACTAGCATCGTCACCGGCCACTTGCATTCGCTCAAGGTTACGCCCTTTGGGGACTACAAAGGAACGAGATGGGGGGTCGATACCGGAACATTGGCAGAGGTAGATGGTCCCCAGTTCTTGGATTATTTGGAAGACAGTCCGGTCAACTGGCGGTCTGGTTTTGCTGTGCTGACCATGAAAGACAACAAGCTATTGTGGCCTGAGTTGGTGAGTAAGCACGACGAGGGTATCATTGACTTTCGGGGGTCGCTCATTGATGTGAGTAAACTGTGAGGAAGAAGTTTCCAAATTTAAGCGTTGGCAGGGGAGAGAAGTTGCCTGCCAGCCGTGGTGCTGGACTGACTGCCAAGGGTAGGGCTAAGGCTCGTGCTGCGGGATCTAACCTGCAAGCACCTACCAAGTCAGGACCACGCCACAAAAGTTTCTGCGCCCGTTCAAAAGGGTGGACGGGGGAGCGCGGAAAAGCAGCCAGGAGAAGATGGGGATGTCGTTAGCAACTATTCATCGTCAGAAAACAGGTAAAGTTTCTGACAAGTGGTCATCGTATCTAGACTTTTATGACGACAGATTTTTCTACTTGCAAG